CTCGGTAGTAGGCAGTGTAAAGTGATGATGGTACCAATGTGCCCCAACCTAACCTGACACCACTGTGTTCAAACGGGTTATTGAGTGAATTTATGTAATGTCGGGCAGATTCAGGCATCCTGCGCAACGTCCTCTGAGGAGAACGGTAGGATCTTGCATTGGGTACGTTGTAACTTGTTCGTTGCACTGCACCATTTCGTGCAGCACTTCGATTGTTCTTTTTACCACGTTTACGCCTATTCTTATTAGGTACGTTAATTGCGATTTCTGTAACTTTAACCATGTTGTGAAAGAATTAATTTTTAATAAAGTAAATATTAAAATAAAGTTTACGATTTTGTTTAAGGAGATTCGGTTCCTAAATGTGTATGAATCGTTGGGGCAGTAACCAATAACTGCCCCATGGATGAATCTCCCTCAAGAATTTTTAGTTTTTCTGGCGCCAATTGGGACGCGCAGAAGGATCTGACTTCGCTTTGTCAGATGTCCTGTTTCTTGGAGTTTTAGAGTCCTTAGACTTGTTATTACCAGGTTTTCCTTTATCAGTACTAGCCGACTTTTCGGACTTTGTATTGGTTGGTGCCCTATGAATGTCTCCGTTAATAACAATATCTTGTTTGATTGTTGGTTTCTTCGTTGTCAAAGGAACACATAACGGTGGTAATAGTAGTAGATTAACATCTTTCTCTGCTAATGATGTGCTTAACCATTCCCTAAACAATGTATAGCTAAAATCTGGCATAGCTATAGAGGCATAATATTCCATCCAATTCCCAGCGTTTCCATTTGGAAATTGAACGCTGAGATCGTATATGCTGAAATAGTTGCCTACTTGTTTAGTTAATTCTGATCTTTGTTTTGGAAAGAGATTGAACTCTTTAATGGTTGAGATGATATCCTTAATAACTGGTGTATTATGATCAGTGAAACTAAAAGCGAACATTCGTTCTGCTAGTTTCATGATAGGTGTAACATCTGGTGTGAGCACTGTTGTTATATGAATCTTAGTGAGTTGTCTTGGAATATCACAGCATGAATCAAGTGATCCATGCCATACTTCTGGTGAAAACTGGCGACTGAGGAATTCCACTCCTAAGTTGCCACGTTTAACATTAACTATCTCTAGTACTTG